GCAGGTACAATCAACCTTTCAGTGACCGATTCATCAAACTCGCAAAGCCATCTGGAGGGATCGAGGCCGTCTATAGACTCTTTTCCCACATCTTTAACGGGAAGCTTACCTTCAAGCAGGAATTTGATGAGCCTGAGTTCAAAGGATTTACTGAGAAGTTCCTCAAAGCTTATGGCCCCGCAGGGTACTCTTCCCCGTCCAGTTGGGCAAAGTTCGCCGAGACTGCAGTCGCTGGATGGAACACTACAGAGCATACTTCCCCTCTCTTCTGGTTTCAGCAGGCCGAGGCAGTCAGGCATCTCAATGTTGCGGGCGGGATCAAGTCCTACAAAGCTAACTGCCACAAAGCCAAGAACGACTTCAAGCCTCTCCCCTGGATTGATAAGAAGCTCATCTTTGGGAAAAAGAACTACCATTGGAGAGCTTACCGGCATGAGAGCGTTACCATCCTCGAGTATGCTATCGGTGACAAGGAAGACTCAAGGCGGGAGTCTTTTGTCCTTTTAGGGAAAGATATCAACCGGTTTGCGCAGATGCTGGAATCCACAGGTAAGATTTTTCACTACTTTTCACTTTATGCGGACAATAAGAATCCCCTTTCACTTCGTTTGATTGATTCTGTACAAGAAATTATGAATATGCTTGTCTCTTCCTTTCTTAAAACTACCCCGAACGAGAAAAACTCCATTTGCAGGGCAATGGACATTGGACAATACATATATTTAGCAGAGAAGGCTGGACCATTATCTGCCAGGAGTCTTCGCGAACAACAGACCAAGGGCCATAATGGGATCTATGACAAGGTGTTCCCATTGGACGATTTCACGAATGTTCTACGTCGCTACCAAATCCGAGAGGCTCTTGAGTTGGCTTCGATCCGGAAGATGCTCCCCGTTCCTGACTTTTGCATATACAGTGCCACATACAACACATTCACGAAGCACAATTCCCCTTTTGCTATGCTGCCACATCCGGACCCAGAGACAACTTATGAGGACTTCCTTCTCTACTGGGACTATTCCATGATTCGCAACTACTATGATCGCCATAACAAGTGCCCAGGTCATATCAAGCCAGATGTGAAGAGTAAGAATTGGCATCATAACTATCCTCACATAGTGCCCAAGAGTATCCCCTACAAAGATGTCAAAGACATAAACTGGGAAGGGACATTCCAATATTCTGACTACCATTATGCCGAGCATGAACTGCGCAAAGACAAGACAATGGCACCCAAAAGAGTCGCAGAAGATCTCACTGCAGCGGACCTAGCTACGTTTCCGATCCATGAGAGAAACCAAATAGCAGCTTTGTTCCTAGACCCAACCATGCCAAGATTAGCAGATTTGCGTACGATGATTGAAACGAACTCGGAGAATTTCGACTATGTGCACTTGACAGCTCTCAAGCCAGAATCGAAGAAGGAGGGCGGCCGAATGTTCTTCATGGCGAATGATCCAGTTCGTACCCCGATGTCAGAGAAAGAGGCGAATGTTTCAGACTATCTGATACACAAGGCAGGGAACTCATCAGGAATACCGGATCTGGAACTGCTCAGGAGGATGCGCGAGATCTCTACTCTGCCCTTGGGCCTGGTCAGGAAGGTACTCGTGTCCTTTGACTTAGAAGGGTGGTCTCCAAAGCAAAATCCCCAGCTTAAGAAATCTGCCTATGACAAGTGGTCATATGCTTTTGGGTTGCCACACATCAAGAGTCTCCACAAAGTGTTCGACAACTCACGTATCGCATTTATCAAGCACAATGT